ACCGCACCCGACTCATCGGAGCGCGTTGAAGGCGCAGGCGAGGCTGCACCAGAGGTCGTCGCAGACCTGAGCCACGGTGGGACATTGACGCCAGAGCAGATGGCTGTCGCAGGTTCCCCGGCAGGCGGCGACGCCAAGCCAGCCAAGGCCCCGAAGGCTGAGGCCCCAGCCGAGGAAGAGGCCGAGAAGGCCGACGAGACGGTCGAAGAGACCGTTGAGGTAGAGCCTGAGGACGTCAAGGAAGAGGCCCCTGATGGCCTCAACCTTTCGGAACTGCGTGAGTTCCAAGACCTCATTACCTATTCAGACTTGGGCGAGTAACAGGGCTCCGCAGTCGCTGAGGCGACTGTGGATTAGACTGGGGGGTACCGGCTACCACTGGAGACCCCCTTGGATCTTTACGCCGCGATGCAGGGTTCTGGCAGAACTCAGCAGCGCTACAAGATCGACATCATTCTTGAGAAACTTTCTAAGGATGAAGCCGACTCTCTTCGCGCCGCCTTGCTGGACCCGGATGTTCTGACCAGCAAGATCTCTCAAGTCCTAACGGATTACGGACATCCCGTGTCCCCCAACGCCGTAAGCAACTACAGGCGGCGGTTGGCGGGGGCGAAGCATGAAGGATGATTTCCAGAAAGAGTTAGCCAAGTCACGGCTTGGAAAGATCGCTGATCTTCTAGACCGTTCAGGGATTGACCCTGAAGAAATAGGGACCGTAGAGAAAGTCCGTATTTCTGAGTGGCAGGGGCTCACTAAGAACGAGGAGGGCGAAGCCGAGATTCACGATCTCGGGGGTGTATCTGTTGCCATCGCCCCGGCGTGGGCTGACGGCCCTGAATGGCCCGTGGTTCAACAGGCTGCCCCAATCACGATTAAGCCTGCTCCGAAGGGTAAGAAAGCCAAGTCCAAGTTCAAGACTGCTGTGATTCTTCCTGATCCTCAAATCGGGTATCGAATGTATGACGACGGCGCTCTGGATGACTTCCACCACGAAGCATCCATGGGCGTTGCTTTACAAATCACCCGTGATCTGGACCCTGATCTGATTGTCAACCTTGGCGATTTCCTTGATTTCGCTGAGTTCGGCAAGTTCGAGCAGGAACCAGCGTTCGCCAAGACAACTCAGGCAACTATCGACCGGGGCCACCGATTCCTATGTGAGCAGAGGGCGAACGCTCCTGACGCTCACATTGTTCTGTTGGAAGGCAACCACGACCGCCGACTTCAGAAGTCGATTACGGCCAACACGGCTGCCGCCCTTCACTTGAAGCGGGCTGAAGTACCTGAAGACTGGCCTGTGATGTCGGTTCCGTTCCTTCTACGGTTGAACGAGCCGCACCTGAACGTCGAATACGTTGGCGGGTACCCGGCGGGGATCTTCTGGGTGAATCAGAACCTCGCCTGTATCCATGGTCACATCACTAGAAGCCGAGCGTCTACCGCTAAAGCGGTTGTTGATGACGAGCGCACCTCAGTGATCCACGGCCATATCCATCGCATTGAGTTGCAGCATAAGACCCGGCGCACATTTGAGGGAGCAAAGCGGAGTCTCGCTGCGTCACCCGGATGCCTGTGCAGGATCGATGGCGCTGTACCATCTACAAAGGGTTCCACTGACCCTCATGGTCGCCCTGTCAACGCAGTGGAAGACTGGCAGCAGGGCATGGCCGTAGTCACATACGAGGAAGGCGATGGAAATTTCAATGTCGAACTCATCCCCATCTCCCGAGGGGAATCCATCTTCCGAGGCAACTACTACGCCGCCTGAAACTGAGGCGACTCAACCCGAACGTCTGTTCGATGACGCCATCCCACAGGCTCGCCACTTCCCGGTGATCACAATTGTGCTTTCGCTGGACGACCCCGGTGAACCCAACCATGTTGATTTGGGTTCGGTGCCGCCGCAGATCGCTGCTGGCGCACTGGAAGGTATCGCCAATCATTTGAAGAAACTGACGTGGCCGAGTCGTGTGACTTACGCGGGGCACACGATCTTCGATCCCGAACAGATGATCCCCGATATGGACGACGACGACTTCTCAGAAGAAGATTTGTCCTGACCCCTCCGTCACTTACATGGAGACTTCTGCCACGCTGTCCTTAGCGGGGTGCTTACCTCGTGTACATATATTCATTCATAGACACGAGGTAAAACCAATATGGCGATTCAGGATTCCCACCTACGGGAACTGAAGACCGCCCTTCGCGACACCCTGAGCGAGAACGACGCAATCGTCGAACACGCTGAGGCGAATCGCGAGGAAGGCGGTCCAGACATTCAGGTTGACGGAAAGCACCTTCAGGGCTTTCGCGCGAACCTCACCAAGGCACGGGAACTGCGCGAGCAGATCGAAGCCTTGGAAGGCCAGAAGGAGATGCAGGACTGGGCTTCTGTATCGACTGAACAGCCTGAGGTCGTGTCGGAGATCAAGGAGGCCACTACCGGTTCTGTTGGTCAGGGATTTGTTGACTCGGAAGAGTTCAAGTCTCTGAACGGCGGCGCTAACGGCCTGACCATGCATGTCCCCTACAACGTCAAGGGCGACCTTGGCGGCATGTGGCAGCGTAAGGACGTCTACACGACGCTTCCTTCGGGCACCCCTTCACAGTTCGGCACGCCTCAGCGTGACGCGATCGTGGAGAGGGCTCACCGCGCCGCACGCGTGAGGGACCTGTTCAACGTCCAGCAGACCAGCACCAATCTGGTCGAATACTTCCGGGTCACCGGCTTCACGAACAACTCCGCCACTACGACGGAGCGTTCGGGATCACCCGAGACCTTTACCGCATACCCACAGTCGACGCTGACCATCGCTGGCGCGCAGGCTCCGGTTCGCAACATCGGACATTACGAGGTTGCCCACCGGAACGTGCTTGCCGACGAGCCCGCGATGCGGGGCATCATCGACAACGAGTTGCTGTACGGCCTCCGTCTCACCGAGGATGATCAGATCCTCAACGGGAACGGTACCGGCACCAACCTCACGGGTATCACCAACGCTGGCGTTCAGGTGCAGGCGCTGGGTTCGGATACACGGGTCGACGCGATCCGTAAGTCGATCACCAAGATTGCCCTCGCTTACTACGAGGCAACTGGCATGGTCGTCCATCCGAGCGACATGGAGCAGATCGAACTTGAGAAGGATGGCGACGAACGCCACATGCTTGTCTCGTCGATCGCTCTTGGTGCCGAGGCGCGAATCTGGCGTCTCCCGGTTGTTGAGTCCGCTGCGATCACTGAAGGAACCGCCCTTGTCGGCTCCTTCGGTATCGGTGCGACTCTCTACGACCGCATGGAAGGCAGCATCCGTGTTTCCGAGAACCACTCGGACTTCTTCGTGAGGAACGCTGTTGCGGTCCTCGCCGAGGAGCGGATCGCTCTGGCCGTCAAGCGGCCCGAGTCCTTCGCCATCGTCACGGGCATCTAGTCCGAGACTAGGCATTATCGTTAAGGGCCGGATCCTTCGGGGTCCGGCCCCTAACGCGTTTTCGGGTTCCTGTGGTATCCTGTTCTCATGGAAGACACCCGTAAGACTGTCGTCCTTGATCGTGACCTCTACGAGGAAGCGAAGGACGGATCAAAGTTTCTCTTAGCGCGCAAGGGTGAGCGAGTCACGCCTGCGGTCGCTAGAAAGCACGGTGTGCTGCCGATTGAGTCGGCTACTGGTACACCATTGCTGGAGTCGAAGATCGTGCGACCTGCTAGTCACACAGCGCTGTCGGCGTCTTCCCACAAGAGGGCTTACTGACCCTCTTTCTCCCGCCTGTTGTTGCGTGGGAGCGTTTCTGTAAGGGCAGCCGCCCTACTGATTTTCCATCTAAAGCGAACCGCGTACACGATCGCCGACACAAGGACGGCGAAGATAACGACGACGACCGCTAGAGCGATGAAGAGGTACTCAATGATGCCCACGGAATTAGTTTATCTGTGAAGCGCTCAGGGCCACCTGAAAGGCGCACCCCACTAAAGCGGGGTGGGCGCCTGAGCCCCATGAGCCAGAAGCGGAGGGCGATTCTCGGCCTCCGCAAACGTGTCCGCGAGGAAGTCCTCGAACGTGATGCGTACAAATGTGTTGCGAAACACCTTGTTCCCGAGATACAGTGTGATGGTCCGCTTGACGTGGACGAAATATGTCCTAGAGGTCGCGGTGGCGACTGGCTAGACCCGGACAACTGTCAGGTTCTGTGCCGAATGCACCACGACTGGAAACACCTACACCCTGCTGAAGCGACATCGCTTGGCCTGACAAGAAGTCTCAAGAGGTTTAAAGACCCGTGAAAGCGACTAACTGGCTTGCGCGTATTGCTGTTGGACTAGCAGGGTCAGCCCTGATCTTGATGTTTGGCAACGCATCCGTGGCGGGCGTGACTACGTCAACCTATTCAGAGGCCCACCGACTCCAGCGCCACTACTTCATTCCTGAACGGGTGGCTCTGTCAGCGCGCCTCGTTACAATCGATCTGCCTCCGCCGGTTACTACAATGCCCCACATTGCGTCCCCGGCGGAGGCAACCACGACCACGACGCTTGTGCCGAAACCGGTGGACCGTTACCGGTTCTACGAGCGCAGCCCCCGTGTCACCGCCCTCCAGATGGAACTGGGTATGAAGTTCGTGGACGGTGTGTACGGCCCCGATACCCGGCGTGCCCACATCGAATCCATGGGCGGCGCCATGAGTGTTCTGATCCGTAACTACCCTGAGATAGTGAATGGGGTTGAACCGTGTTCCCATGGTTGCCTACCGGGTGATGGGCATTACGAACTCCCTACTTTGGGAGAACTGGTCAACAAGTACTTTCAACCTGAGGACCGAGCGTTGGCTCGCCGTATCGCATATTGCGAATCAAGCGGGCAGCCACACGACATCGGATCAGCGGAAGTTTCAGACGCCCTCGCTGTCGGCTGGTTTCAGCACCTTGCGAAGTATTGGGCGACGAGATCCGAAAGAGCCGGATGGGGGGATTACCACCCGTTCCATGGTGAAGCGAACGTGGCTGTAGCCGCGTGGTTGTTCTACAACAGTGGGGTCCACCACTGGAATCCAAGCAAAGCCTGTTGGGGGTAGTTATGAAGAAAGCACTTGTAGCGGCTGCGATAACCGGGGCGGTCCTAGTAGCGACACCGGCCAACGCAAACCACAACGTGGTTCACGGAGCGGAAACTGCCTGCACCCGAGAACTTGACGAGACGGTTGACCGCCTGATCGCACAGGGATTGCTGTCACCAGCGCATGTCGCCGTCACCGACCACGGCGTTTTCCTCTACGCCACTTCACCCGTGCCGCTCGTAGAGGCGGGCGGGGTCAAGGAATGGGCGTTAGGTCACGACGGGTACGGGCGGCACTATCAGGACACCTACTGGGAGTACCTATTCGACGGCGTGTCCAACTGGACGCTTTGGAAGAGCGCCTGCGTCCCGGCCACCGTTA